GTTGTTCTTCTAAAATTTTATAAGCTGCTTGTTTTTCTTCTTGTTCTTTTTGGTATTTTTCAAATTCTTCATTGCGTTTTATTTCGTCCTGCTTTTCTTTTTCAATTAATGCAACACGAAAATCGTCAACAATTTTTTTATATTCGTCTGTTAAATCGGTTTGTTGGTAATTATAACTAAGTCTAATATTTGTATAAATATTGTAACTGCTTCCGTAATCACCATACGGGTCGTAATCTGTACAATATTTAAAAGAATTTAAATATTTTTCACAATATTCAATAATTGCTGTTGTTTCTTTGTTTGTTTTTTTGTAAAGGCGATTGTGTTCGCGTATATCGATATCTCGCGTTCGTTCTATTTCAGTATGTGTATATGGCGATGATTTCAACTCTACATTTACGCTATTATAATCACTTGTGACGGAAAATTTACACTCTGGGAATCGTTCACGAATATGTTTTCTAACAATAGCGGCAATTTCTTTCCCGCTTTTTGTTTCGTCAACGTTGTTTATATCTTCTGCAATTTGCACACGGTCAAACAAAGGTAAAATAGTTTCACTTTTTGAGATTGGTTCAATTTCCGTTTCACCATTAGCCATTTTTTCAGCCAATACAATGGTTTTTTCGTTTTGTCGTGCATACCATATTTTTTTAGTGTTATGCCATTTATAGCCGGTAGATTTTAGCTGTGTTAAAATTTCGTTTGTGGGTTTTCCTGTAAACGATAATTCAATACCGTTTAGTTCGTTATTTAAATTAATTGTAGCTGTCATTTTATTATTCTCCTTTATAAAATTTTTTAATTAAAATATAAAACATGCATGTCATTGCGACACCGCATTAAATCGTGTGCTAACTCTGATATAACCAACGTTGTTTCCTGACCATCCCATTGTATTACAATTTCTTCATCCGAGTATTCGATATCTATGATTTGTGGTTCAATTCCAAGTTCGTGAGCTGCCACTAATCTGTGCGAGCCTTCTATCGCCCAGTATATCTCGCCATCGTATATCGCCCGTATCGTAGGTGCGCCCAGCTCTTGCATTTCCGCTTTAACTTTAGCGAGATGGTTTTCATCTGTTTGGTTCATTGTTACAATAGTCATTTTTGTTTACTCCTTTGTTTTTTCATTTTTTGATTTTGTGTTGTGTCTTGTCGCTCTTGCTTTGTTGTTGTACTCATTATATCATAGAGTTTGCGTAATGTCAATAGTTTTTTATAATATTTTTTATGTTTGTAGGATTGCACAAATAAATCATATCAATTTGTGCAACTTTGACAAAATCGGATTGGAGGTGATTGTATGTCAAAAGCAGCAACGCAAAGACTAACACTAAAACAAGAGCAGTTCTCGCGTAATGTAGCGGCAGGGATGAGTTTGGCAGAGGCATACAGTCAAGCCTACAACACGTCTGCAAACAAGTCCAAAAATGGACTATATGTAACAGCGAGTAACCTTGCGTCAACTCCTAAGATTGCGTTAAGGATACAAGATTTGCGCAAAGAATACGGCGACAACACGCCTTTGACATCACGTGACGAGCAGTTACGCATACTGTTGCAGACACAATCAATTGCCGCCTCACACTTGCAAAAAACACGCAAAAACGTTGACAAAGACGGCAACGAAACCGAGGAAGCAACATTCAATCGCTCTGCCGCCGACACAATTGTAAAATGCGCCGAAGCAATCAATAAGATGTGCGGCTACAACGAGCCTGATAAATTAGATACAACACTCAAAATTGAGTTTGTGCGCCCTCATGAGTTGAAAAGCGCAGACGATGATGTGATTGATGTAATTGACTACGAGGACCTGTCGGAATGATTATGCAGATACCCATGCCACAACCCAAACAGCGTGAGTTTATGTTGTCGAGGACAAAATACACGTGTTACGGTGGTGCGAGAGGCGGCGGCAAGTCGTGGGCGCTACGCAACAAAGCCAACCTAATGGCACTGCGATACGCTGGTATACGACAGCTCATCATACGTAAATCGCTCAAAGAGTTGCGCGACAATCATATAACACAGCTGCAAATACTGACAGCAGGCATTGCAAAATACAACGAGAGCAAATATACATTGACATATGCAAACGGCTCTGTTGTGTTTTTTGGTTACTTTGCTCACGAGAGGGACATTGAGCAATATCAAGGCATTGAGTATGACATTATATATATAGATGAAGCTACGCAAATGCAGGAGATGTCATTTATTATGCTTACTGCGTCCATGCGTGGTATCAACGACTATCCCAAGCGTGTTTATCTGACATGTAACCCCGGCGGTGTAGGACACTCGTGGGTGAAACGTTTGTTTATCGACAGACAATTTAAAGATAGCGAAAACCCTGACGATTACACATTCATACAGGCGTTGGTGCAGGACAACGCTGTTTTAATGGAGACGCAACCGGATTATGTCAATATGTTGCGCAATCTCCCTGACAGCGTACGTGACGGGTGGCTTAACGGCAATTGGGACAGCTTTGTTGGGCAGTATTACACAATGTGGGATAGGCAAATACACGTTATAACGCCGTTTGACGTGCCTAAGCACTGGCGGCGGTATAGGTGCATTGACTACGGTTTGGATATGTTGGCGGTGCTGTGGGTGGCTGTAGATGAGTATGGTAAGGCGTATGTATATAAGGAGATACATGAGCCTAACTTGATTGTATCTGCGGCGGCGCAAAGGATTATTGAGGTCAATGGCGACGATGAGATATATAACACATACGCACCGCCTGACCTGTGGTCAAGGCAAAAAGACACCGGAAAAACTATGGCGGAGCTATTTGGCGATGGCGGTGTGTATTTGGTGCAGTCAAGCAACAACAGAGTGCAAGGGTGGATGGCGTTGGCGGAGTATTTAAACCCTTATACCGAGCCGTTGCAGGATGGTTCAGAAGAGGTCAAGACCGCTAAAATGGCGATATTCAGCAATTGCGACAACTTAATAAAAAACCTGCCCCTATTGCAAAGGGACGAGAAGAACCCGTCAGACTGTGACACCGAGCCGCACGAAATCACGCACATATGCGACGCATTGCGTTATTTCTCCGTTATGCACGCTATCAAAACCAAACCCCTTGATACACACACAGGATGGCAAAAATCGTTGCAGGAGCATAAAAAACGCATGTTGACACCACAAAAAAACAAACACAGGAGGTAAATTTATGGGAGTATTAAAAGGCAAAGCGGTAAAGCGTATATGCAGTATACCGCACTGCAAGAACACCGACACTTTGATATTGACAAGAGCGACGGACTACGGCGCATACAACAACGTGTATATCTGTAAAGATTGCGCGTCGGAGTTGTATGTGTTGTATTTTGGAGCGCCGCATATCGATACAGTTAGCACCGCCATAGAGGATGGCAATACGGCGGTAACAACAAACGTTACCGCAGAAGTTAAAAACCCCGCCCAAAGGCATAAGCCGCCGGCGAGGAAAAAGAAATAAAAAAAGGAATGATTAAACATGATAACAACAAATATCGGCAAATTACTTGACACAGCAGGACACGGCATAGGCAAAGTGTTTGCAAGATACAAGATAGGTACATATGTAGCAAATAACATAGGCGAGCGTATAACCAAAACGCTTGAGGATGATGACATATCAAGCGGTAAGACAACGTTGGCGGCAAGCGGTGACATAGGCGCAATAGGGTCAATCACCGTTATATCGTCCGCAGGAGCGGTCAGGGTTGTCTCAAGCGCCGTTGTTGATGATGATGAGGTCGAGATAACAGCGACAGGACTTGCGAAAGGTGACACAGTTACAATTGTGGTGTATCCGTAATGTTGTTTGCTATTACGTTGTTGCTCGCCGTGACAGTCGCTGTAGGTGTCATAACAATGATATGTATGTATGTGATGACAATGCGAGACATCAAAGCCGTGATACATAACGCCGGAAACACAGCGATTGACAAAAAAAGCAATCAACCGCAAAGCCGCTTATCCTCACATCAAAAAGCAATGAAAAAGTGGCGGCACGAAAATCAATATACGCCTAAGGAGTGATGATGTATTAGTGTAATGTCAACAATTAAAACGTGGTTAACAGGCAAAACACGTGACGCACCCGACGACATAGACGCAAGCGACATCATCCCCGAAGAGCAACCGCTCGACAGGGACAAAGAGGGCAAAGTCCTGTACAAGCAGGACATTTTATCTTACCTTGACGCAGAGCTTGAGCGCCGCAGAGCTGAGCGTCAGCCGTTAGA